AGGAAGCATCAACTTGTACTTGTTTGAATAAACTTCTTATGGTTTTACCTTTTTTACCACAAGCCCAACAAGCCCATTTGTTGATACCGTCTTTGTTTTCAGTAAAATTAACTTCGAGTTTTGGTTTATGGTGATGGCAAAATGGACAAGTATATGCTTGATTTCCTCTTGCTGTACGTTTGCCTGTGCCTAAGACACCGTTAACTAGATTGACTAACAGTTCATTTACCATAACCTTAAGATACAATATCTTTTTTAGATATCAAAATCTTTTCTAAAAAACTTACCTAAAATATTATCATTAAAGTACATATCAGGTTCTTCTAAAACTCTATAAACAAACAATGTTTGTGTTTCGTAGTATGTTAAGAGTTTTTTGGTAGGACACATTATCAAAATCTCGCGTTTAAAATTTTCTAATGGTTCAGTTTTTTTAAGTTCAAGTAATGTTTTGTTTGAACCCCAATATTTTTTCCAATCAGATTCAGCAATTACCATTTTATAGGAAGCTCTACGGCCTGCTACACCTTCGTACATTGCAAGTTCCTTTTTGGTTAACTTTACTTTTTTATTGTGGTAAAGTACTTTTTTACCAATATAGGATTTGCCTGAGGGTATATGGGTAATCTTGTAAATGAACCCAAATGTATTGTTTGGGAATTGAGAAAAGTCCCCAATTTCTTCTTTTTTATATATCCAATTCATGATTTAAAGATCTAAGTTTACTAATATAGAAGTATCAGTAACAGCAGATGTAGGGAGGGGTTGTGCAAGTTTGGCTACAGCTAATAAGTTATAGTTGTTGTCATATAGACCTACTGTAGTCACATAAGGTGAAAAATAAGAACCTGTTGCAAAGTCATATAAAACTCCGCTGTTTGAACTTCCTGAAATTAAAGTTGGGTTTTGTGAGAAATTAAATTCGTTTTCTCGAAGAGTGCATTTATATTGTGTTTCGTAAAGGTTAAATGAAGATGAAAATGAACAGGTAACATTATTACCATTAATAAAACTATTAATTATGTCAGAAGTACCACCACCATATATTGCAGCTCCATAATTTACATATCCATAACCATCATTTTGACCAGGTGTTCCATCACTAGTAATAATGATTATACCATGCTCATATATTACATCACCATATTTTAATGTACCAGCAACCATATTGCCGTTACCATCATCATTTAATGTGATAGTTCCATTTGAAATAGTTACCGACCCAGGTTTTAAATAATTTCCCCATAAATTAGAGGGAATAGATATTACACCTATTTTTTCATTAGAACCAGTTGGAATGTATCGATCTGCAGGTAATGTAGAAGAAAGATAATTATAATAACTTGGAGTATAAGCAACACCCGTTATTGTACCATCAGTATTAAATGATGCTGTTGCTGCTGGAGATCCATCACTTCCTGAAATATAGTTTGAGTAATAAAGTTCTTTGATGGAACGGTAAACTAGAATTTGATCTTGGATGTTGATATAACCCGTAGGATATGAACCAGAAACCCAAAGTGATGCTGTACGATTGTATCCAATGTATCTATCAATTTCTACGTTTGAAGCGGTTAATTCATTTCCTCTAAAGGTAAATGATTTATTTACCTCAAAAGGAGATACAATGACATCAGACGTTATAAATGACTTGAATACGCTCATTCATTCTTAGAAATCTAGTTTAACTCGTACAAGAGCTTCTTTTGTAAAGTCTTTTAACAATGGACGTGACATTTTAGCAACCGCTAATAAGTCATTACTATCATTGTACATTCCTACAGTTGTAATATAAACTTGAGGAGCATTAATAAAGTTACTATAAATTACTTCACCAGTTGATCCTGAAATAAATGATGGGTTTTCTGAATAGTTAAATTCTGAGTTACGAGCTCTAACAAACACATAGTCTGAAGTTACTGTTTCTTGGGAATTTAAAGCAAATGAATCACCTAATAAAATTGAATTAAATAATCTAGCATTGTTTAAGCCATCTGAGTTATTTGAACGAGATGGGAATAAACCAATTGATTGGGATACTGCATATGGGTTTAATAAAATAGTTCCTAATTGAGGAAATACTAAACCATAAGAACCTGATCCTGCTACATACCCACTATTTGCAAGAGAACCTGCTGTACCGTTTGAACCTGAAATCAATTGATAAACTTGGGTAGCACCAATAAATTGGTTAACTGGGCTATCAACTGAATTATCTGTTAAATTAATAATACCTCCTGAACCCGAAAGTTGGAGATTTAATGAACCTGGGAAGAGGGATTGTTTGTAATTAGCACGTTCAATAGATATCACCCAAAAGAATGAACCAGTTATAACATTATTTCCTGTTCCAAAAATAAAATTAGCGTTTTCATCTTCTAAAATCAATGAACGGTATTGACCATAAATTGTTTTAGTATATGAATTACTAGGTACAATTGGATTATATAATGTACTACCACTTCCTAAGCTATCAGCATACGCAATGTCAAATTGAACAGTTGCTGTTGAAAGGTTTGATGCAGTTTGGTAAACTGCTAAATAATAATTACCAGATGATCCAGCTGCTTGAACTGAAGATGTATAAAATTCTGTTAGAGTAGGAGCTCCGGTTGACCAAAGTGTAGAAGTGATTGAGTCACTACTTACTACAAAATCTTCAGGATCAAATCTTTTAAATGCCATTGTTTATATTTTAAACGTTTGTTTTATTAATTGTAACTGGAATGGTTAAACGAGCTCCACTATCTAAACCTACAACTGTTAATGTAGCAGATAATTGAGTGTTTGAACCAAATAATGTATTAACTGTAGTTGCTCTTAAGTTAATTTGAGAACCAATTACTGTTACTGATACATTTGTTCCAAGAGTTGTTGTTGAAGTAACTGCTGCATTAGCGGCTTCAGCAGCCGGAGTATTAATTCCAATTCCAGTAAATGTACTAAATAGGCGAACATCAGAAATAGTAGCTGAGTAACCGCTAGTTTCAAATGTTTGAGTATTGCCTAAATAATTTAATGTTTGAGGAGTAATTGCAAGTGAAGCTCCTTGTACTAATGTAATTGCAGAGTAACCTAAATCAAGTACAGGTAATTTAGCTGTTCCACGTGGTAAAGTAGCTAATTTGTATTTCATGATTTGGGTTTCAATTGGAAATGCTTCAAGTAAAGGCATATTTTGAATTGCTTCACCATAAAATGAAGATCCAGATGGATGAGTTGGGTTATATAATGTATAATCAATTTCATCATCTGCTAAAGCAAATTGTGTAATACGGAATGAACCGTCATTTTTTGCTAAAAGTTCTCTACCTTTATTTGTTAGAATCGCATCAACTGTTACGACTTGGTTATTTAAATATCCCATTTGTGTTTTATTATTGGTGTATTATATGTAATAAATATTATGTTATCAACCCTTTCTGCGTGAGATCTAAAATGAATTGGTCAACTGATTTATCTAATTCAGGTACTACATATTCAGGTCTCACGATATATGGTCCTTGAGAATTAATAGGGGCAAATCCTTCCATTAATATTTGTGAAGCATCATCAACATATCTTCTAATTACAAAATGATCTAAATCAAATACTGAAGTGGATGCTGAAATTGGAAGATTACTATTGAAATGGACTTCGATTGATCCTGTTTGGAATAAACGACCAGATCCACTATTAGCAGGACCAAATACTTTTCCTACTTGATAAACATAGGTTTCATTTCCTTCAAATCTAAATTCATCACCATATTCAATTGACCAAGGTAATACTATTGGATTAAAACCTGAACCAGTAATGTCTGACATTTTTACCCCCGAGTCTCCATATAAATCAACTAATGTAGTTTGTGAAGATGTAATTACATATGGGTATGTAGTTTTATCAGGCCATCCCCAAATTGAATTAGCTCCTGAAGATGTTACTGGGGTTGAGTAGAATGGGTATTGGGAAATTTTTAGTGAGGTATGGGAATTTTGAACTTGAGCCCCCCCAGGATATCCTTCGTAATTTTCTATTTTAACATATATTGAAATTTTATCTCCAGTATCATAATTCCCGGCATTTAATGTAACTGGGGAAGTGTTGGAGAAGATTACAGTTTCAGTAACTGTGCTAGATGCACCTCCAACGTTTATTGGGTCATAAGAAACTTCATATATTGGAGTTGAATTTTTATAGATATATAATGTTGTAACATATGAATAAATTAATGGGGCCGTTGTTGTAGGTTTAGTAAATTTAATTTCAACTTGAGCATCTATATTAAATTGAACTCCATCTTGAACAGCACTTAATGGAATAGTATATGAATTTAATGAAACCGCAGTACCATATATTGTTGTATTTAAATTAACTTGATCAAAGGATGAATAGTTTAAATTTTGTACAACTCCAGATTTACCATATAATGCTGAGTAATTTTGGGTTGCTCCGGTTGAAGAAGGGACTATATCTTCAAAACTCATAGTTGTGTTCCAAGTTGAATTTGGGGCTTGACCATATTGAGTATATAAAATAGGTTCAATACGAGTACCGCCCCGTAATACTTTTCTAGATTGTTGGGGTTGTCCTGCAGAAATAGTTTTGGTTGTGATTGAAATATTTTCTCCAGATTCAAATACTCCTTTAATGTCAGCTAATGAATTTTCAGATGTATTTGGGATAATTACTGTACCATCTGATTTAATTAGATATTGTACGTGGATTGCAGAAGCATTTTCTCTTTCAGGTGGCCACCCTCCAATCCAATCACAATATGCAACCATATTTTTTAAACTTTCTACAGTTGGAAGTTTACCATATGTTCCTGTATCACCAGGGGTCCAATAATTTAGATGTTGTGAAGTTGATTTACTACCTTCATAACGTGGTATAATTACACGTTTTGAAGTATAATTAGAATCTTGAACTGCTGCTTTTATAGCGCTGCCACTGATTAATTGGGCAAAATTTGTTGGAGTTACTATTCCTGTTGAATAATCAACATCTTGGAATTTAGCACTTAGTCTATCACCTTCTGTGTTATTAATTAAAGGATTATAATCACTATTGTAATAGTTTGGTGTAGTAATATAAGGTTCAATTATAATAGAATCATTTTCTGCTGCTGATGGGGCGATACTTTGTGTGATTAAAAAACTACCACTTACTAAAGTAGAGGTTCCAATATTTCTAGAAACTCTTAAGTAAACTTGATCTCCATCTAATCCATAATATGATGATGAAATAGTAAGTGGGGTTCCTGCTGTAAAGTTACTAGTTGCAAGAGCAGTAGTATTTCCTTGCCTATTTAACATTAAATCAAATTTCCCAGTTCCTGATCCGCTAGCTAACATTGAACCTGTTATCGAAAGAGTAACATTTGGGGTGTTAGTTACTGAGTAAATACCTGTGGTACTATTAAAATATCCTGTAGTGTTTCCTGAGGTAGAACCGTAAACTACTAAAGTTTGAGGAGTTGGAGAAATTATAAATGGACTTGCTTGTGAAGCAGATACAAAATAATTTAAGATATAATTATCGGCGGTGTTACTTCCGAGGGTATTTACTGCGAATAAATAATATGTTGGATATTCATTTACACTCAAAATATTCATAGTTGAATATGATGAGAATGTAGAATATTTAATTAATAGTTGGGTAGCTTGCCCTAATGGGATTGTATTATCTACACCATTATTGTCAAATTTATGGATTTTAACAAATGCAGGACCTGTGGTAGAACTTAACCAAGGAAATGCGGGTAATTCAAACCATGGTCTTAATAATAAAATTTCACCTTGGTTTGGAGTAGTTAAAGAATTTAAAAATTGAGACTCTGCAAAAGTTGATTCTGCTGTAAAATCATAATTTTGGGTACTATATCTTACAGGAGTATAATCAAATGATAAATTTTCAAGTGGGTATGCTTGAGCTAAACTTTGAGTAGTTACAATTAAAGTAGAACCACTAAATTCACCATCATAAAATTCATCTTGAGAATCGTGTAATACTAATACTGAACCGGAAATGGTTTGAATGTTTTCATACCAACTTTGGGTAATACCAAATATATTTTGAGGTCCTGTTCCATTTGGTCCATAAGGAGAAGTATTAACCCCATTAAACGGTTCAAATACACCTCCAGTACCACCACTAAAATTTTCTATAGTTCCAGGTTGGTAATCATTCCATTGTGGGGCAATAGTACCAGATACTTCAATATTTTGAAAAACAAGTGGAATATTATTTTGAGATCCACTAGAAGCATATGCTATAGTAGAGTTTATATTTGCTTGTGGTTGTGGATATTTATTTCTTTCTAAAAGTGTTTGTTTAATAACAACACCCGAAGCAAGACTTGTACGTG